TAAGGGCGGCTAAATAGCTGTTTTATTAGTGTTTAAGTCGTATTCAAACGACTGATCCTATAATGGCGGGGTTCTAACTGGTTTGAACGGTTATGAACACCGCCTTTTTTGTGTTGGAGTGACAAGTGGAGTGACAAAAAGTGTGACATTATTCCTATTACAGAAACGAAATGTTTTGTAAAACGTGACAAAAGGAGTGACAAAATAGGCTTTTTATAGTGTCGATTAAAAGGGTTATATAGTATAAATATCATTTTTTTTATGTCTTTATGCTCATATTGTAGGGGTAAAAAAGCATATTAATAATTTATTATTATATATATATTATTTGTAAATGCTTATATATTAGGTGCTTGCATATATTTACCCCAATACTTTCATACGGCATCCGCAATATTTGAATCTGCTACAGCCGAAGCAAGTTTTTTAAGTTTCCCTTCAAGTTGTTTTATTTGCTCTTTTAAAGCTCCGATTTCTTCTATTAAGATCTTATTTTCTTCTTTTTCTTCTTTATACATCTTATAATAGATAGAATTTTCAATCGTGGATTCAATTGATTGTTCTTGTGTTTTGGTTTGTGGTTGTTCTTTATTTTTTTGAAGCATACTTCCAATACCTGTAAGAAGCCACAAGGCATTTATTGTCGGAAAAGCCAATACAATATTCTGTAATGTTAAAGAACCGACATTACTTCTTCCCTTACAGATTTCTGTAATCATGGACGTGCTCATTCCTGTTTTTGAAGCAAAATCCTTATTATTAGAAACTTCACCTGACGATACAAGGTAATCTAAGACCTCTTTAAAGCGTAAACTAATACTGTTCATTTGTTAAATATTACAGAATATTGAATTTAATCTCTCAAAAAACTTTCATATTACAGAATACTGTATTACTTTTGTTGTGTATTCAAAATATGAATACGTTCCAAAGATATAAAAAGGCAACCATAAAAACGAATTTTAGAAGTAAAACTTAAAAAGAGCAAAGGATATGAAAGTAAATCGTAAGGCAGGCAGTTGTAGTAGCTGGCAAGAAATGGATATAGAGAGTCGCCAGGCAGTGTATTTGGCGGAACGCCTGGTTGAAAATAAGCGTGGCGTGAAAACAGGTAACGAACGCCATAATAACTGTACGTTGGATATACACTACGGGAGCAATATTTACAATACACAAATAGACATCATAAACAAAGACGGTCTGGCGGTGGCGTTTTTCTCCAACGGTTATTTCTACGACACTATCGCAAGGAATCAAGTGGAACTATTCTAAGGCAATAAGATTGCAGGTTAACAGGCAGCCCGGAAAGACGGGCGGGCAATTAGTTCAGACGGTAGAACAGGCGAAACTTACCCATAGAAGCCATGGTCCCCGGTTCGAGTCCGGGATTGCCCACATCAAACATTAAACAGTATAACGATATGAAAGCGATTAAAGTTTCAGTGGATTACCACGAGTGGTCAAAGGTCGAAGGCCTTTTAGACCAATTCAGGAATGACGATGATACTTTCACCTATATGGTGGACAATGTGACGTTTGTTGCCGTGTTTGACGGCGAGTGCGCGATGGCTTATTTCAAGGCGGAGTTGGCCGGGGCGTTTGAGGACGAAGTGATTATTGTTGAACTAAGATAAAGTTTAAGAAGTATGAAGACAAGAAGAGTTTTAATTAGTGTAACGGTTTCTGCCGTTGTAAATGAGAGAGGAGTTATTGTTGGTTCAACAATAGAATACCGTTTTATGGGTATTCTATTGTATAAAAAAGAGTACCACAATCCACCATTAGGAAGTCTTGGCGAGTTTTTTAGTCGTTAAGTCTTTCCAAAACTTTTTCGACTTCGCGTTCAAACTCTCGAGTGGTTATTGAAATGTCAAGCAATGAAGTACTACCTTCTAATTTCTTTTCGAGTTTCTTTAGTTTCATGTAGATAACTACCTGCTGAGCAGTAAGACGCTTTAGAACTTTATCATCCATAATAATTTAAATTTTTTGTTTGGTATGCTACAAATGTAGCAAAACTTCCGTGGTTCGTGAGAATAGCGGAAGATATTTAACAAGGTAATGAATTAAAAAACAGGTATAAAATGAAGAAACGAATTATAGTAGAATATGGTGAGGTGAAAAGAATTGCTCACCTGATGAACTGCACTCAGGAAATGGTATCGCACAGCCTGGCATTCAGGAAAGACACCAAGCTGGCGAAGGCTATCCGAAAAATGGCTTTGATGCGTGGTGGCGTTGAAGTAGGCAATGAACCGGTAAATGATGTGAGCCATGAGAACGATATGGTCAGTACTGCTCGGTAACGAGCTGAAGTGGTGGAAAAGTCTCACCACAAAGCAAAAAATCTATGCCGGGTATTTCCTTTTCAGTTTCACCCTGCTATTGGGAACAGCTGAAGGGAATCCCTTATGGGTGGTTATGCTGGTCGTGCTGAACTTCGGCAATTCCGCACGGCTGTTAAAACGAGTGCCGACAGATAAATTAAAGGAGGATTAATTATGGCTACCAAGAAAGTATATGACGCCTGTTGCAGGAAATTACAATCAATGTCTTTGTCCTGTATCAACAGCAGGGGTGAATCCAAACTATTGTTGAAGCCGGATATGTACAAGCTATTTGGAGAAAAACTCATTGTTGATGAGTCTAAACTGTTGAGATGCGGCGAAGTTGAAAAGCGCAGACATCTTTATGAGGATAAGGTCTTGAGGCTCCTTTATCTGGAAAACCAGTCTTATGTGGGCTTCGGTGTCGAAAAATAAGAAACAATCGTCATGAAAATGTATCTGCATTCCTTTTGCGAATTGTTGGCAAAGCCGTACTACAGGCAAAAGTTTCTTTCGCCCTTCTTCCTCGCTATAGGCTTCTACTTGAAAGCCAAAAAGCGTAATAAAACTTGGGTAGTCAGTATGTAGGTATTTATTCATGGCGCAAATGTAAACAAAATAACCGAGTGATGGAATATTTCGAGAACGAACTATGCGTAACCTACGAGGATCTTACTTCTGGTAATGATCCTGTAATAAGTGGAGCCACTTTACGCCAAAATATTAAGCGCGGTAATATCAGACGTGCCCAACGTGGCGGTGGCGAAGGTTCTTACGCATTGATCATCTATTCCTCGCTCCCTGAAAAATACAAGGTCCGTTTTGTAGCGAAATACGGAGATCCGGAACAAATATTAAAACAACAGCGTATGAGAGACAGGGTAAAGACAGACGACAAGGCACGTTCGTTTTACGAGGACTACCGGTATGAAATGAACGGTGTGGAAACCGGTCTCAGCGACAAGTTGAAAGCGGAATACACGTTGAACGCTTCGGTTCTGAACGCGCTCATATATGACCTGGAGGATAAGACTACCAGCCGGAAGATGCTGGGCAACAGCCTGGCCACCCTATGGGAAAACGTAGCCGCTACGAGTGAGAACTTACGCGATATATACCATCATACCCTGCCGGAAAACCAGGCACGTCTGAGGGAAAAGATACGTCGCTACAAGAAAGAGGGGTATATATCCCTTATCTCCGGAAAGGTCGGCAACAAAAGCACCGTCAAGATTATCCCGGAGATGGGCCGCCAGCTGATTGCCCTGCGCCGGAGCCGTGTCCCGGTCTATAATTATGCGCAGATATTCGATGAAATAAACCGCATCGCCTTGGAAAAGAGCTGGAAACCGCTCAAAAGCAAACGGAGCATGGTGCAATGGTTTGAACGCCCGGAAATAGAGCCTCTTTGGTATGACGCCGTGTTTGGGGAACTGGCAGCCCACCAGCGTTACGGAAGGAAGCACAAGACCAAACTACCCGACAGGCGCGACACCCTCTGGTACGGTGACGGAACGAAGCTGAACTTGTATTACAGGGACGAGGAAGGAAAGATACGCACCACGATGGTGTACGAGGTAATCGACGCATACAGCGAGGTCCTTCTGGGCTACTATATCAGCGACCACGAGAATTTCGAGGCGCAATATAACGCCTACCGCATGGCGATCCAGGTGAGCGGGCACAAGCCTTTCGAGATTGTGCACGACAACCAGGGCGGACACAAGCGGCTGGAAAAGGAGAAGGATTCGAAAGAGGTAGGATTCTTTGACCTGATATGCCATATCCACCGCCCGACCGCCCCGTACAGCGGCCAAAGCAAGACGATTGAAAGCATATTTGGCAGGTTCCAATCGCAGGAACTGCATAAGGACTGGCGGTTTACCGGTATGAATATCACGGCGACGAAAGCAGAAAGCCGTCCGAACCTGGAATTCATAGAAGAAAACAAAGACCGGCTTTTCACCCTGGACGAGTTGAAAGCACATTACGCCGAAGCACGCCGTGCATGGAATGCAGCACCGCACCCGGCGACAGGTATCCCCCGCATCGAAATGTATGAAAAGAGCGAGAACGAGGAAACCGACGTGGTGACAGTACACGATATGGTGGACATCTTCTGGATATGGGCAAAACGCCCGGCTACGTTCACCGACCAGGGCATACAGATAACCATAGGCAGCCTGAAGAAGCCTTACGAGGTGTTCTCAGCACCCGGAGAACCAGACCACGAATGGCGACGGAAAAACACATACCGCAAGTTCTATGTCAAATACGACCCGAACGACCTCCGAAGCATCCGCCTGTACTGGAAAGACAATGCCGGACAGCTCAGGTTTGAACGTGTGGCCGAGCCTTACATGGTTGTGCACCGTGCTATTCAGGACCAGGCAGAGGGCGAGGCTGAATTTATCCGCAGGGAACAGGAAGCAAATATACGCGACCGCATCGAACGTCAGGTGATAGCGAAAGAAATAGAATACGCTTACGGCGTTGCCCCAGAGCAGAACGGTCTGAGCACTCCGAAACTGAAAGGCGTAACCAAAGAGGTGCAGCGTGAAATCGACCGCAGAACCAGGAAATACAGCCGTGATCCGGAAGAAATACAACTGGGCAGGACCACCAAGAAGGCAAGCCTCATGACTTGGGACCAGTTGAAGGAAAACAACGAGGTGGACTACCGGAAAGTGGCAGGCAAATTATAAAGTAGTAAATAAGAAATCAATAAAATGCAAACAATATGGAATTATTAAGTACAAAAGAAAAAGACGCTATCCGTGAAGCTCTCAGGGCATACGTCGCCAAATATCCAAGCCAGAATAAGGCTGCTGGCAGTTTGAAAAACACGAGTGTCGGCACGATCAGTAGCATAATGAATGGGAAATACGATAATATTTCGGACGACATGTTCCGCAACATCAGATCGGAAGAGCACACGT